CAGAAAAGACCGCTGAGAGTGATGTCCATAGACCATGTATCCCAGTAGTCTATATGCACATACTTGTGTTTCTTTCCGACATAGACTATCATTTTTTTTCTATTCCAAGACACTCATCGTCTTCGAAATGATATCCGATTGCTCTCACAAACTTATCCAAAACTTCTATCAATTCATCTTTAGATAAATCTCTATCCATAATATCTATGGTGACTCTCGTATTGACAGATGAATCGTCTCCATAAGGATTACATATCAATTGAATATATTCTTCCTTCACCGATCATCCTCATACAGTTTTGAGTATTGTCCATTAGACAGTGTATCGAAATCCTGTAAGTCATTCGAAAGTTCTTTGAAAAGTTTATTTGCGATGCCTGTTATCTCATACCCATCTCGACGGGAAAGATCATCACTCCATCTCCCCTTCTCTAAGAGAAAGTCTCTCGCAGCCTGACATCCTTCTGGAGTGTATTCGAACTGACTCATAGTCCTAACATTCTCATAATGTCCTTGGGCGACGTATTGATAGACCCACCTTCGCGAAGATGAGTTTCCAGTTGCTCAAAATAGAACGCAGCGTCATTCTCTCCGCGCAACTCTAAGGTGTCCTTGACGTAACTAAAGAACTGTGTGAGTGTCATTAGATTCACTGAGTCTTGACGAACTCCAGCGTCATGTGTCTTTGCGTTTCTTTGCATAGTGTTTTCCTTAAAAATTAGGGCCGTATCCCAGCGGCGTATCTCCGATACTCTCTAAGTAGAAATCAGATAAGATGCGAGAGCAAGCGAGACGAGCACAATTACGATAATATCTAAGTCTTCTGGATGGTTCATATATGATCCGTGTGAGTGATTAGTGATTCATATACGAATCATTATTTTTTCGCATGACACTGACATACCAGATATATTCCATATTGTCTGCACACCTTCATCTGTGCCCGAGTATGACAATGAACATTATCCGGACTAAACTGTTCATAGTACGACTTATTTCTCGGCTCACTAAGATGTTCTTTGATAGATGCACACCCCATCACAGAAGACACCACCACTGAGAGTATGAGAATTCTCATAGTGAGTTTGCTGCATCCTCTAGAGGATTGTTTGAGGTTGTTTCAAAGACCGATTCATAAAGATCAGAGAATTCATCAAAGGACTGTTGCTCCTCACCATAATTTTGTTTATAGTAAGTCTTTCCCAGTTTACGAAGAGTCTTTTTATTGATCTCTTCTTCCTTTGCGATTTTGTCGATGATTTCTTTAATCAGATCACGTTCCGCATCAATCCGTAAGAGTGAATTTGCAATCTCAGTAACCGCACCCTTAATCTTAACTTCTCTATTCTTATCCATAATGTATCCTTGTAGTCAATTATTAATCTTCGTCATCTTCTTCAACGAAACTCATGTCCTTCATGTCTTCCCAGTTAGGCATATCCTCCAACATTGCTGCAATTTCGGGATCGCAGAAAGTGAGAGTGGTTGGGCCTAACTCACAGACGGACTGAAGAACTTTAATGAAATCCAAATCCTTAGCGTGAAATCCAACGGTGACTGATCCGTCATTAAGATTGTCGGACGATGACTCAGTTGCTTCTGCACAGAGAATTCCAATTTCATCAGGAGAATTTGCTTGTTCGCGGTCAACCCACACGGTCTTCGTTCCCGCAAAGCAAATAGTCACAGGGACTTTTCCCTTCTCATCCTCTAACACCTCTCCAGAACTAAGGTCTACTACCTGTCCCATGTTTTTTCCTTAACTTGGTTGTATTGCGGTCATCTCATCTTCAAGACCAAGAAACTCAGCAGCAGTCTCAAGTGCTTTCAGAGTTCTGTTCTCAAGTTCTTCTGGTGATCCTCGTAACTGACTTGCACGAGCCTTACCAACACCAAACTGTTCCTTGGAATTATCTCCAGCGAGATCAATGGAGTTTGCACCACCATTATTGTAGATGTCGTAGAACAAATTCTGTGCGAGTCTCCATTCCTCTAACTCAGGAATCTCACTTGCACCAGAAACCGGCAGTTCTTTGTTCACTGCTTCGACTAAATCGTCCAGAGTGTGAGTGTCCCAAAAGATTGATTCAAACTTATGAATCTTTTGTTCCCAAAGTGGTAGTTTGCGTGCCATAATCTTTCCTCTTGTATCTCTTCCTAGAACCCAATACCCCATTAGACCACTAATGACAGTCTAACAGGCTCTTCGAACATTCCGGACACTTCTGCGTATCGACGGACTGAAGGGTTGCGTTCTGATTCTAATGCGTTGAGAGAAATCTCAGCGGTCATGCCATCAATCAAACCTTCGGTCACAAAGTCAGCTAACCACTCTGCGTGAGGAACTAACTTGCATTTGCGTTGTCGGATATGTCCAATGCGGTCAAAGTACATATACTCGTAGAAGGCATGACGAATCTGTTCTGAAGGAACACCAGTGTAAGTACCGGATTCGGTTAAGGTGACTTCTGTCTCTCCAATTACCATATTTATCTCTCGATTTTTGATTCTCTTATAGTATAGGGGATTAGGCGGCGTTTGTCAAGACATTTCTTTGTATTTTTTTCAGTCTTGATGAAACAGATTTAATTTCAATTCCTTCAGATTTTGGAGTTGATGGAATCAATATAGTTTCTTCGGTCTCATTGAATCCATAGTAGAGGTGCCCTTTGCCGGATACTTTTTTGACCTTAACTGTCAATCCAGCAAGTTTTATTTGTTTCTTGATTTCATTGTGCCATTTTCTCATGAGACTGCTTCCAAAAGTTCCTTAGAAGCTCCATACCGCTCGGGGTGACGCAACTTTCGTAGTGCTTTTGCCTCAAGTTGAGCGATGCTAGACGAAGTTACGTCAAGTTGCTTTCCGATATCCTGTTGGCAATATTCTGATCTCATCCCAATCCCAAACCGCATCTTCAAGGTCATTATTTCCCTCTTCGTCAAAGTCTTCAACATTCGTTCAACTTCTGAAGAGATTTGCTCCTTCACCAAAGATTCTTCTGGGGTTGGGGTTGATGATTCTAAAGTTGAACCATAAAACTCGTATTCCTCCAGAGAGACAAATTCCTCCCTCTCAGACTCCAAGTAGTCGTAAGATTCAAACTCTAATTTTGAACGGTAGTTTTCGCGACCATCACTATATTGGTTCCAAATCTTTGCAGGCATTTAAATTCTCAATTAACTAAACAATATGAGAATTATACTATGGCTTTAAGATTAATGCAAGGCTTTTTAGCAATTAATTTGTAACAAAGTGTTACAGAGAAATAGGAATTAGATAATGTACTATCAAATATGCCGTTGCGAGGGCGAATCCGACTAATACAGCGGGAAGAATGAATATCCATGCAGGATTAAAATCCATTCTGTTCCAATAATCTTCCTTCTGCCATTTTTCTATATCTTCTTTTGATGAGTTTTCCATTTATCCTCTGAGTTCTTCTTTCAGATGTTCTGGTAGTAAATCCGGATTCTCTCTGAAAAAATGAGGATGTCTAGGGACATCATTTATATCTCTAATACAGAAAGAGGTACAAATATCCGGATCTTTGGGTTCGTTTGGTTGACTGATAGAGTATGCTATGATACTTCCAATAACTATCACCATTACGGTGGCTATGGTTGTTTCTTTACCTTCTCTGTAGTGCCACCAATTATTGAATTTAGACATATGAATCTCCTTTTCGGACTGAAAATTCTGAGTATTTATGCATTAAGCCTCTATTTCTAGATCCCATCTGCATGAATTTTTGGTTTTGTCTCTATTGGCATATGCTTTCGCGAGAGTGTATCTTTCGTCCCATTTTTGGAACCACACATACCCGCCTCTTTCTGCATCTTTGAAGGTGCCGTAGGTGAGGAAGATGGCTGCAAGTACTCCAACGTGTCCGTAGATAAGAGGTAATATTTGTGACCATCCAGCGATAAGTCCACAAAACGCCATTGTCCAAACAAGCGAGAGTGCTGTCATGAAATAGTATTGTAGACTGATATTTCCAATATATCGGAAGGGGTTATATTTTAGATTCATAATACTGTCAAAACTGTAATAGAGCCACAACATTGCATTTTTCATTTTATATTCCTATGAATTGAGGTAAGGTAATACTATGTAACCAAACGGTATGATAACATAAAGAGCCCAAATCTGTCTTTCGATGATTGTGAGTTTTCTTTCGATTTTTCTAAATGTTATGTCTTCCGGATATTCCATAGTATGTCCAATATTATAACAATATTTAGGTGTCTTGTCCAACTTTTTAGGGTTTATAATTTGACCGCAAGTAGGACAAGAATAGATAGTTGAACTAGAATCACGATCAATAATTCTATGCCCAAAATGGTGTGATACCAGACCCATCTGGTTTTATAAGCGTTGTCGATTGACAATGCTTTGTCGTCTTCTTCTTCTGTTGTTTGTTTACCCCATAGAGTATTTCTGATATCTTTTAGTTTCATCAATTAAGTATTCCTAAGACCCAGTTCTCTGCTGTGTCTTCTGCGTATTGCTCTGACTTGTCATAAAGTTCTACTACTCTCACTACAACATTATCTTCGCACAAGTCTACATAAAAGCCAGATGCGTTCTTTCTAACCTGAGCGGTTCTTTCAATTCCTTCTTCACCAAAATACTCAGATAACAACATAATCAATTCTCCAATTTTTCATATAATTCATCAAACCCACATATCGTACAAAAAACTTCCATGTGGTCATCAAACTCGAATATATCAGATAGTGTATCTGATAGTGTTTTTTGATCTACTATCGCCCCATCATGCAGCCTAGACATAACTGCAAGAAAAGCATCCTCTCTTTCTTCATCTGATGCATCTTGCCACCAATCTTCGGATCTGTGCTGGAGTTCTTTAAAATGTTTCTCCATATCTCTCTTGAATCTGGTTATTTTCTGTTTGAGTCGTCTCTTATCCAAATTTGGCTCCAGAGTTTACCTTTTTATCATCCTTCTTACGACGGAAGAAGTCCAGTGGATTTTTTCCGATAGATATCCAGTGAATAACCATAAAAATAGATATAACAGAAAAAATACTACCGAAAGTAAAAAGAAAAATGATCCAATAGTTGATTTCAGGCCCATCCATAAATTATTTA